CACCCCAATCACCATAACCAACAGCACCCGCAAAACCATCATTAGCAGCGATTGGACCAGAGACAACAAGAGCAGGACAACCTCCAAACTGTAGAACACCCGAAGCGGCAGCAGCGTTACTATCTGCTGCCCTAACAAAATATAGAGAGTCTGTGCTCTCTAGAATTTCTACCGCAGCCTCAAGAGCTTGACCAGTAATGGCTTCTCTTGGAGAACCAAAAGTTTGAACTAATTGGTGAGGGCTGGTAATAAGAGTTGCTACACCACTTGGGCCTCTATCTGCAAAACCAACAAGACCTACAACTGAGGTACTTATTGGTGGTGTATATTCAGAAATATCCTTTTCTATAACATATACGCCTGGACTAACTATATTTGATGCCATATTTTATTTTCTATGCAGCTTCTACAGCTAGCATTCTCCTTTGTTGTAACTTTTGTACATGATCTGATACATACTTTTCAGGAACCACTAGGCTTTGGCCAGGAGCAAACCAAAAACCCTTAGAACCTGATTCTGTAACAAAATAAACCATTAAGCCTTGTAAGCTTTCGTTTGTAACTTTCTTCATTACCTGTAACTCCTAATATATCTACTTTTCCTACACCATAAATGGGAAAATATTTTTCTAACTCTCGTCTATACCTACTTCCGTCATAAATAATTCCAGTCTTCCAGTATTAGTGTACAGGAATCTAGTTGCTGGTAGATAAGTTTCAATTGAGATAGTAAACGATCTTCTAATAATTCTGTCCTCTCTTTCTCCTGGCTCAACTAATCCGTCATCAGTTTCCTCAAGCAGGAATGCGTTAGTAACAGAGTTATTCTTTGTTGGGACTGTTAAACTTGGATTAAATTTTCCTCTAATTTGTTCAACAAGCTGGTCCATATCTTCTTTATACTTAGTCCAAACATTTACACTATAAATAAGATTAACAGGCTTTGGAGCAAAACTTATTACTCTTTGTGCTCGTTGTTTCTTGTCATTCCAAACTACTTCATGAGCCATAATAGAATCATATCGCTGTCTTTTTCTATCATCATCAGTAGTGGTTTGGTTTACAGAAATTATGGGTAATATAATATTATTTTCTTGAGCTAATTTAGCAATAGTTCGCTCTGGATTAGCGTGAATACTACGAACTTTAGTAATTTTATTTTCTGAATTTACATAACTTAAATTACCAAAAAGGTGTATCATCTCTCTTAAAGTTTCTTTATAAATTGTTGTTGCTATTTTAACAGCATTACTTGAGTACTCAGTTTGTGCTGCATTTATAAGAGTTTTTAAGTTTTGTTGTCTTTGAACTACGGTATTCCTAGAAGCCACAAAAGGCTCATCTATGTCTCTTGTATTTTCACTAATAGCGGCTAATTTTTTCTCTTTTGTAAGAGTAATATTCTTTTGCAAAGCTGTTCCACGATCAAGGGATATATCTTTAGTAACTCTACTGAAGTCTGGTAGAATTACACTTAAAATACCCGTAAACCCCGCGTCCGTCACCCCAGAAAGGTCCACCTTATAGAAGCCCGCCGCGTCAGTAGTAGCAGTAAACCCGCTCAAATCTACTGTAGCATTTTGTATAGCAAATCCGTCTTGATCTGTAACTGTACCGTAAACTACAGCCCCATTAACATAAACAAATAGTACTCCCATTATGTCACCTCAGGAGATAGATAGAATATTGGGTTCACGCTTTGAATAGCTGTACTCCCGTATACGGGACTGGCACCAAAAGCTATATTAATAAATAATGGGATAGAGTCTAGCCCAAATGCAGAATAACCTTCAGTAAATAAAGTTGCCCATGTTGCCCCAGAATCTTGAGTAATAAGAGGTGCAACATTAGTAAATTTTATTGTAAACTCATCAATTAGTTCACCTTGGATATTGTTCCCCGCTTCATTCTTTAATGTTCCAAATCCATCTGCTGCTCCAATATAGCCATAAACAAGTGGGGTATCAACATCAAAATCAGATCCATAAATATATAAATCGAAAGGGCCTTCCCCTATTGCTACGGTTACTGGGGACACACCGATGATCCTAGGTTTTGTAGGATCTTTTTTAAGAGTATTGCCCCCTAATTTATAAATTCTTGATTCATTAAAAGTAAAAGTATAGGCAGAAGAAGGATCCCCGATACCAGCAGTACCCGTGGACATTCGTTGATCCGTCGCCGTTGGTAGCATTATCCCTGTCTGGTGATATTTTTGTATTGTGGCTGGGGCCTTTAATAATACATCCGTACTACGGGGAACGGTAGGTTTCTCGTCATAAGAACAAACAGATAAGTATAGTGGTCGATTCGTAAAAGTATCTGGGTCAATACTTTGTTGATTTACATTCCAAAATTTAACTGTCTGTCCCGCAGATAGAAATAAAAGATCCTCTGTAGTGCCATCAGGTCTAGTTATTGAACTTACAGACGCACCACTAAATTCTACTGGGTCGGCTACATCACCGACCTCCTTCATAGAGCCACTAACATCAACCATACCAGAAGTAGAAAAGATATTTGCAGTATCCTGAGGAAGCCCACTAAAATCAGTTATACCGAAATAATACCTCTTATCTGGTTGCTCTCCCGCCTCACCAAATCTATCTACGGACTCCCAAATATTGAATCCATTCACACCACAAGTAGTGCAATCTCTATCTAAATCTTCTAGCATCATTCTAGGATGGCTATACGGGGTCATACCTTCATCGACTGTATCCTCATCGTATAGGTATCCCGAAGACTCTAACCCAGTTTCCCATACTGTTACAGGCATAGCATCAATTCCATTTCCTGAAGCCCAGACTACTGGGCCACCATCATATAAAGTTTCACCAGATAAATCATAATATCCTTGTAATGTTTCTTTAAAAGTATATTGATTATTTGGCGGATTACCTTGTTTTTTAGACCATTTTTGTCCATCTGGAAGACCATCAAGACCCATACCTTGCCAGGTAGGATACCAACCCAAAGGAAGCAAATTCCCATAAGACCCCAAAGAATAAACCCTCGCAGCCTGAGAAGCATCAAATCCCCATGTCTCTGTTAGAGTTTTTGGTGGCCACCATTTTACTCCTACAGATGCGTCTGTATCATTAGCTCTAATATGATCCATCATTGCAGATACTGTCAATGGCAAATATGGGGGTGGATTCGCCCCTACTTGTTGATACGGTACAGCGTCTGCCACTAGAGAAAGATGAAGAAATTTATAAAAATCTCCTAGTTTAGTTGAGGACTGTCTTATACCTATCGAGGTATCCCAAGCACTGGTGCCAGTAACTCCTAAATCCCAACCACGGTAGTTCATAGAAGAAAGTCCCATGTTCCAACCTGTATTAGAACTGTAGACATACAGTGGGGTAGCTCTCATAGTAGCATTTGCAATATTGTTACTCGGAGCGGCAACTTGTCCTACACTAGAAAAAACTGCCCAAGAAGCAACATCTGGTATAGGATATCCGTTAGCTGCCATAGTGGTAGGATCGTGCCAATGAACAGCAGAAACACCCCCCTGATTACCCTTGGGTTCTCCAGTGCCTTCCCCACCTTCGGCGGCCCCCTCACCGACCCCGCTAACCCATTGGTGCTCTCCTGCTATAAAAGCTTTATCTTTTCCCCACCGAGTTTGCCAGTTGGCCAGTACTGTAGGGTCTTCTTCTCCTAGTATATTTTCTGGATCTCTGTACAACCAAGCAGCATACTTTTCTGCTAAAACAGCACTAGGTTTTGCTTGTGGGAATTCTGGATAAAACATTTCCATAGAAAATTTGTAATATAGTATATTAGTTTTATCCTTCATTAATTTTCCGAGTTCATACATAAACTGTAAGAACCCAGAAGTACTTCCTACATCAGCCATATAATCATATTTTTGTCCAATGTAGTGGGAGTGGTACTGATTAGTTTCATTAAGGAAACAATCTTGAGCGCCACCACCTTGATGTTGTTGTTTTATAAAAGGTCCAAGATCGCAGTATCCATTGACATTAGTTCTTTCACCTACTCCAGTAGGCCACCCACCCCATTGGTGTACCACATTTAGTGTGTAGTCTAGGGCTGTATCAGCACCATCCACATCGCTTTTACTAGTTCCAGATGGGCAAGGTCCGTCCCCACCCTTTATATTAAAAATTGCTGATAAACCATTTTCATTGGCAATATCCACAGCACAAGTTAAGTAGGTAGTCCCGCAAGTATTTAATGAGGAAGCTCCTTCAACACCACCAGCAACGCCACTAGGGTCCCATACACCAATAATATCTCCCCAGTTAACCCAGAAACCTACGGAAGTAAAACCTTTTGCTTTAAAAAAGGTAAAATCCTCGCGCATTCTATCAAAGTCTTGTTCCTTATTATTAGAGAAATAATGGAAACTAGGCTGAACATAAGAAAAGCCTCTATGTTTTGGGAGATTAACCATTTTCTAAAAAGCCCCCTGGCCTATCAATAGTATCTGTCAAGGGCGTATCTTGAACATCTTCTGAATCCCTGAGAATCTTCGCGGAACATATTAGATGGTATACTCCATAGGCTTCAAAGCTATCTTCCTGTACTTGGAAAATTTCCCATTTCCAATTTTGGAAGTAAGGCTTTATTTGATCCCCAGGTATCGGAGTCCTTTGCAGGAGTCGTTCGATGTAACTTTTATTAAAGATAAAAAATTGATCGTTAGTAAGTTCCAATCCAAACTGAGATAAGTTCTCTTCCAAGACCTTTGGATCGTAATGTCCGTAAACAGTTAAAGCTTCCTTTGCTACTGGCTTATTTCTAGCCTCCATATACACTGGATCGTAGTCTTCACTTTGAAAATACTTATAGTAATGGAATTTTGATCCTGATAATTTAATAATTTCATCATCGATAAGATTAAACAATCCAATATCTGGATTATTAGGATCAAAAAGATTTAGTTCCCCATCACTAATA